TGGACTTGCAGATGCTTTATAACCGGGCTCGGTCCCAGGTTATCCACAACGTAGAGCTTATGGGCAACCCCAAGTGGTTGATCCCCAAGACGGCAGGCATCAACACCCACGCACTGACATCTAAGCCCGGAGAGAAGGTCTTCTACAACCCAGCAGGTGGAGCACCACAGCAGGTGGCGGCAGCGCCACTACCGGGATACATGCTAGACAACATCTCTCGCATTCAGTCTGAGATGATGGACACCATTGGCATTCACTCTGTTACCCTGGGCAAGAGGGCCGTTGGTGTAACTTCTGGCAAGGCAATGACTACGCTGTCTGAGAAGGACACTAGCCAGCTTCAGATCACACAAGAGGCTATCGAGCGCGGAGTCACCAAGGTTGGCAAGACCGTCCTTGAGCTTATGAAGCGCCACTACACAGAAGACCGCATGATGAGGACCCTTGACCAGTACGGGCAGGTTGCCTTTACTGCGCTCAAGAACACCGACATTATTGACGACCCAGACATCTTCTTGCAGGCGGGGTCTCTGTTTAGAGACGAGGCTCAAGATAGAGATGCTAAGGTTATGCAGCTTCTTGAGATGGGCCTTATTGAGCCAGAAGCAGCACTGCAAGAGCTTAGCTTCCGCACAGGGAACAAGAACGTCTCTGAGAAGGCTCAGTCAATCAGTCACGCAACGGATATGCTAGATGCTGTACGAATGGGTGGGGAAATCGAAATCTTCTCCTCTGATGATCTCAAGACGTTTAAGGAGGTCTTTGGCGAGTTCATGCGAACCACTGAGTTCTATGAGATGCCACCTCCGACACAGGAGTATCTCCGAGACGCACTCGTGGCTATTGCCACAGCGTCAGCGCCTAACGAAGATTATGAGAATCTCTTGGCGTCCAAGAAGGTCTTCCCAAGAGGAACGTCGAGTTCGGACCCTGCCGCCATCGCGAAGCAAATGATGGGACCGGGGTCTCAAAGCGCACAGGCGCAGGTAGCCCAAGAGCAGGCAGCCAGGGCACAGCAGACTGGCAGCATGGCTAGCGCAGAGCGGTCCATGACTAGGGGCTCAGAGGCTGGCATGTCTAACATGAGGCAAGGCGGGGGGATCCGATAATGGCTACTACTGGATACGTTGCAGACCTCCTGAGGACCTACATCGACGAGCCCGACCAGACCTTTGTCAATACCGACAGGCTCGTTAAGTTCCTTCAGGTTGGGTACCAAGAGTTCCGATACCAAGTCATGCAGGTAGACCCCAACATCTTTGCCACTACCGCTGCGTATGAGCTTACCGATACCTCACAGCTAGACTTGGCAAGCGTTGTACCAACCGGTGCAGCCACGCCAATCATGGGCTCTACTGCGGTCGCCGGGTCGCAGCTTGAGATGCTCGTATCCCTGTACACGCAGGACGCTACAGCATCTGCCCCTGCCATGGTTTACAGTCAGACTCAGAGCCTTGAGGGGCTAAGGTCTTCCGGGTCTAGCTTCCTGTTTACAGACAGGATCATAATGTTCCCGTCTAGGGTTAGCGGCTCCTTCAGGGTTGTGTATGTTCCGTCATCCTCAGTTGACTGGACGGAAGCCGCAGGATTCATTGATAACCTGACCTTGTTCCATGACTTGATTGCTCTTTACTCGTACAAGCAGTACTCCATCATGGACGCTGCTGAGAATGGCCCATTGATTGGCCAGCTAGGAAAGCGAGAGCAGGAGATGCGGTACTACCTCAACTCCAGATCAACAGGCGGAGCAAACTACGTGCAGGACGTCTCGTCGAATAGATACTGGACCTAGGGGTCTCACATGGCGGTTAAGGGCCAGGAAGTAGAGGGCATCACAGGCGGTATTGAGGCTAACTCTACCGTTAAGGGTGCGTTCAACCAGAACATGCTCTTCCGCAGAATGTCTGTTGAGACCAGGGATGGGTTCGGCCAGGTAGCTGAGTTCGACACCACCATGAACGCCATCATATGGCGGAAGTATGCTGGCACCTCTCTGGCCCCCACGTCAATTACGCCAGACCCTACACGTCTTTGGGGGTACAGGAATCACCTTGGCTCTCACCTGATGAACACTAGCTTTGGCAGCAAGCAGATCATCAGCGTCTTCTCTGCCAATGTTCTTACTGGAGACCGACAGCTAGAGCCTCTCACTGACGGAGTGTTTGACGGGCAGGCCCCGTCCTCTATCAGCGAGTTTGCGGCGATCTACATCGTGTCCATATACGACACATCTACTGGCCAGCGATGGGAAGAGCCCATCTATGATCACACATCATCCTTCTCCAAAGATGGCGCTCTTGGGATGCCCTACTGGCATGGGACATATGAGTCGTCCTACGAGCAGAAATACGAGTACAGCACCACGTTCCCGGGCCGATGGCTTGGCGGGGAGTTTAACCTCCAGGCCGACCAACAGAAGTGGGTGAACGCCCCTGAGCCAGACGAGGGCTTCTACTTCACAGAGATGGATGACACCCTTTACTTTGGCAACAGGCACACAGGGCTTCTGGCCTATATCCCTGCCAAGTACAGGGGCAGGTGGCTGGGCAATGGAGCCACTAATAGCGCAGGCACCATGCGCCAAAGCCGCTCCATGCAGACCAACACTGTTGACGCCCTGACCTGGAAGGATGTCTATTCAGAGTCCTCTGTGGTCATTGATGCCATTGCGGTAGACGGAGCGTACTCTGCCGGCTTCACCTACATGAACCAGACTGAGTTCCCCAAGCCCATTGGCGCTGCAAACATTGATGGCCGCCTAGTCATGTTTGAGGGGAACAATGTCTACTTCTCAGACCCGGTGTATCCCACAAGCGTTATTGCAGAGAACATCCTGTTTGTTCCTTCAGAAGAGAAGATAACCGGTGTAGCCGAGCACACTGGCAATCTCCTTATCTTTACTCGCAACGAGGTCTGGTACTTCCGGCCAACGCCAGCGTTGATCGTGGCAGACGGGAGCCTTATCAAGCTTTCAGATGGCATTGGGTGCATCTCTCTTGGCTCTATCTGCAAGGCCAACGGGTCTGTGTTTTGGATGGACGAGAGGGGGTGCTACCGGATGGGAGGGTCTCTATCAGTCGAGATGGTCTCCGGTCCCATTAAGCCGTTCTTTGACGACTTTATTACCAACCCGATTACGAACTACTACACCTTGTATGGGAACATGCCTGCTGCCGCTAGCATGAAAGAGCAGGGCTCCATGCGCCTTGCCTTTAACCCAAGCCTGATGAGCGCGACCTACTACCCCAAGCTAGAGCTTTTGGCGTTCTGCATGCCGCATCTAAACGGAGCGATGACGCTTACCGCCGATAGCAAGTGGGGCTGGTGGTCGTTTGAGAGCAACGTAACCCAAGACTACGACAGCGACACATCTACGTTTAGTAACGCTATTGGGATCTCTAAGAACATTCGGAACCCGTGGGTCCTGTCAGATAACTCGGAGATGTTCTTGGTTAGCTCATACAACTCTACAGAGGTTGGAGAGCGCGTAAACCAGGTCGGGTACACTGCCACTGGTGACGACAGGCAAACCATATCCAGGCCGTATTCAATCCTTAGATACGGGACTGGCGGGTCTGTAGATAGAAGCGTTGAGTTTGGAGAAGATAGGCGGTCCCTGTCTGGAAACTGGAGGTCTATTGATGAGGGAGAGGGCTCGTCTCTCACCCCTTCAAACACGGACCATTACCTCTACCTTGGCAAGCCGATACCAATCCCTGCTAACACCACCATTGGCGATGCTGGCGCTGCCGCTGCTGCTAAGTCTGACGCGGTGCCCAATGGCTCGTTCTGGTTGCCTATTGAGATAGTTCCTGGGAACGTTAACGCTGCGGGCAACCAGACCCACTATTATCTACACACCCTGTCTTTGATCTTCACGTTCCAGAGTGACTACTGGGAAACCATCCCCGTGGCCTCTGGCAACACCACAGCAGCCCCGTTGTACTTCCTCCCGCCTGAGAGGCAGAGGGGGGCGGCTGGCTTGAAGACGGGCGGCTCTTCTTACTGGACTGTTACCAAGCCGGCGGCAAACACCGTGAGCGTTGCATTTGCTGGCGGAGCGGCAGCTTCTGTGGGGGACATCACGGTGTTTGGTGCTTTGGTTATCAACGCCAACAAGAGGCAGAGGAACAGGCTGGTCTACATACCGTTTAGGCCTAAGCTTAGCAGCGGCAAGTACAAGGCGTCTCAGGGGCTTGGGATCAACATCACCACCAAGACAGTAAGGGCCATTACGGGCGCTGGCCCGACGCTTGACGGGGCTGTTGATTGCCGAGCATACATCTGGGAGGAGACCTTCCTTGGTGAAGCAGAGAAGGGAGACAACCAGCAGGCCGTATACTCTGGGACCAGCATCAACCCTGACAGGCTACTTGTGGCTCAGCCTATTGACTGGGCATACAAGACAAGGCCTGTGGCTGACGGAGACAAGGTTCAGATCAAGGGTCGCGGCCTTAGGATAGTCGGTCTCTCCAGGGGCGCTGGCGTAGACCGTCTTACGTCTGGATGGCCTACGGGTATCCTCAACACTATATCTGGAGCTGACTACAAGGAATGGTCTTCTCAGGTTGTTGACATCATCCCCACAGGCAACGCGTCCAACACCAACCAAGAGCATCCTGCTGTTATCCTGTCTGCGAACAAGACCAGCGTTAGGAACAGGATCAAGGACTCCTCTACTGGATCCCTGGTGCCAGTCACCTTCAACCAGACCGATGGGCCTAAGTGGTCAGCGGACGGGGGGACTACAGCGACATACTCCTACATTACGGACGAGGAAGAGACCTCTCTTCTGGATATCAGTGATGGGATACGGGGTCAGTCTATCAGCTACATGCTCTGGGGGCACCTGCAAAACAAGGCCGAGAAGATTGCCATCTACTCTGCGAAGATTGTTCTTAGGATCTTAGGCGGAGTTAGAAGGAAGGGCCGAGGAGTACGGTGATGAGCGAAGAGATTGTAGACGTTAGCCTAGACACTCTGTCCGAGGTTAACCTCAACACAAGGCGCAACGACGCCGTCTCCTTGCTCGGCCTTGATGTCACCAACAAGAACAACGCCCTCGTCGAGGTTAAGAAGTCTAACAACAACCTTAGGATCGCCGCCGAGTCTAGGCCATTCAAGGTCGAGAAGGAGCACACAACCATAAGTGGCGGGCCTTCCACCATTGAGACAGCCAAGACCAGCTTCATAACCAAAGATGCCACGATCAACGGGGTTGAGTTCACATCCAGCGTTGAGAATGACAGCGTCACGCAAGTCCACGTTAACGCCACAGCGACCGCTATGTTTGTTGGATGTACGTTTAGAAGGTCTTCTTCTGGCGCTGGGACAACGATGGTGATCGTTGATAGCGGGGCCTTTGCTATCTTCATTGGGTGCAAGTTCTTGCAGGGCACCTACCCTGTGCTCAATAATACGTCCGTTGGCTACTGCACGCTGATAGGTTGCTATAAGACTGGCGGTACCGGGAACTACAACGACCCTGATGGAAACGCCGTCACAACTCTGGGCTCTCTGTAATGTCATACAACCACAAGAAGTCGCTCCGTAAGGTCACAGACGTTCAGATGTCTGAGGGCACCTCTGTTGATGGGAGCAAGATCGATAGGGCCCTTGATGAGTCTTCAGAAAGGTTTAACAACCTAGAGGGTGGAGACTTCTCCGAAATGTTTACCAAGACTCAGTTTGTCTTTGGTATGCAGCCTTCTCCGATTGTGCCCGCGCCTTTTGCGAATCCCTCTGGGGCCAGCGGGACAGCTGGGTATGGCCTTATTAAGAGCATCAACACCTCGTACAACGACGGAGGAACGGTAAGGTACTTTCCTATATCTGGGCAGTGGCTTCCTTGGCTTCCGATTAAGAACAATAAGTGGACAACTCACGTTACAGACTCTAGCGGCGGAACATACCCCCTTAAGTTCGACAAGGGAGAAACAACCCCGACCGGAGGGTTTGAGAACAAGTGGAGGCTTAAGGGCACCAATGTTGTTAACCGGCCAGACATGTCTAAGGTTGTCGGGTCTCCCCCGCCAGTTCTTTCAGAGGCAATGAGGTCTCGATGGGAGCTAGCTACATGGGCCAACGTCTGGTCGGGAGCCGCTACCTGGACAGACTATGACCCAGAGGCAGACGAGCCCCAGCCAGGAGCGCCTTACCAGTTTGCCTGGAGTCACTCTTGGGAGTTTCCAGAGCCCATCATAGTAGACGAGATTATGATCTTCGTCAGAACAGACCGCCCCTACGACGCGTCAAGAGACAAGTACACAGCAGGATCACCAAGCAGTAAGTCTGGGTGGTATGACGCGCCGTATGAGTACCAGAACCATGGGCGAATAGGGTCTGACTTTCATATCTTTTCATCAAGAGACGTAATGTTTCAGATGTCGGTTGATAATCCATTCTCGACAGAAGAGAGAAACTACAACGACATCCAGGCTACCTTTAACAGCAGGCCCATGGATGGGTGGAGGGTGAGCGAGATACCAACTAACGACCTGTTTTACATCGACATGGTCCCCAACTCCCCTGAGTTCAACAGCGACGGCACGCAAAAGGGAGACGGCCTTTGCGGGAGAATGATAAGGTTCTCTAACCTTAACCTACCCATACGAAAGCTGGCTCGCCTTAGGCTTTCTGTGATCCTCCCTTGGTACATGTCAGGCACAGCAGACTCCACGTATCAAGATCAAATCAAGATCACGAGGGGCCTGTCTCCTAGCCGGTGGAATGCAGAGACATCTGCCACCGGGTCTGTAGCGGGCAACACCAAGACAGCATCGCCTGCCCCTTCACCCAATGCTGTGATATTAGGAGCGCCTTGGGACAACTGCTCTATTAATGGGTGTATGACCATCCTTGAGGACGTTCAAGACTAATGGCAAAGGTAACCCGCAAGAAGCTGCCCAGGGGCGTAAAGCTAACCGTAGACCATGTGTTCGACCCTATTGAAGACATGAAGGACGAGATTGTAGCGTCTTCTGTAGACACGTCACAGCGCAAGAAGAAGTACGGGACCTTTAGGGTTAACTTCAATATCCCCTGGATTGACAGTAAGTACTTCTACGACAACCGCGCTTACGGAGATGCCACCTTTGATGCTCCGTTCTATATCCCCTTCTGCCTCCCCCCTCTCCAAGAGCACTTCGATGCTACCAATGCTAATGTTAGCGCCAGCACCCCAACACCAAGGCTGACGTCTGTCGGACTGTCGTTTGACCAGTCTGGGGAGAGAGGGGCGATACTGGGCCAGTGGTACGGGAAGACTGCACCGGCAGACATGACTGGCACAAGCGGGCCAAGCGGAACGTATGAGGGATACCAGGTAGCTTACTTTGGCGAGAGCCCAGGAGCAGTGGGCACCGAGGACTACTCTGACGCCAACAAGGCTCCGAGGGCCTTTGTCTCTTGCCCTCACCTTGGAAAGAAGAACTTCTCTAGGTCGGACGCCTATGACCTAGAGCTGTCCATCCTTGAGAAGGAGCAGATTTATTTTAAGGCAACCTCTATCCCAACGAATGCAGAGCAGCAGTTTACGGCACCGACGGGAGAGGTTCTATCTCTGAAGTTTCCTTCATCTAACTATATCGCAGAAGGCTCTAGGTTTAACCCTCTTACTATCGAGGGACTGAACAAAGAGATGAACCCATACAAGACCTACATTATGGCCCTTAAGGCCCCTAAGCTGCATGACACTAGCTCCAACAGGGAGCACTGCGCGTTGGTCAACATCTGGGTAACCCTGAAGTTTAAGATGGAGCTAGTTCCTCGTGATACCGGCTCCCACTCAGACGCCGATGTAGTCCCTGTGCAGAACATGCCGCTACATGACGGGGCCAAGGGGGCCCCATCTGTGACGATTACTAAGCCGTCTGCCGGTGAGACCATTAAGGCCGATGACGCCAAGGGCATTGTCAGCTCTGTGGGCCTTGAGGCTATTGACCAAGAGGTCAGGAACAAGATCCGAGGGGGCTATGGGGACTTCTCCATGACTCCTCAAGCGGAGGCCTCACAAGACAGCGCTGCTTACGAGGTCATCACGGTCCCCCTTGGGCAGGGGTTTGCTTTTAACAGGATGTCTGTAAGAGACGAGTACCCGTTTGCCCCTTATGTTAGAGGCCCGTATTACAATGCTAACGTGTCAGCTTCAGGGCCTACTGGCACCTTCCCTTTAAAGCCCTATGTTGACCGCCGTATCATTCCAATTACACAGCCTATGACTATCCACCATGTTGTGTTCGCTATGAACTACACGTCTGACAGGCTGGCTGTTGCTACTGATTTAGCTGACAACAACTCTGGCAGAACTGTCTGGTGGAACATGACCGAGCCTCATGACACCGTTGCGTACAAGGTTGGCCTTGGGATGGTGTCTGGGGTTAGGTCTGACGGGTTTAACTACCAACAGATAGCCTATGCTGCGTGGGTCAACGACAACACCGTCCAGCAGCAGGACGGTCAGATCGACACGATGAACCTTGGCCTTCCGGCGTGCACGGCTCTTTATAACGAATACAAGCTAATGTCGGTTCCTCTGGTATCTATGGATGACAATACCGGAGTCGGGTACTGGGACAACTACACTGGGGCTGCCAGGGGAAAGAACGGCAAGCCATTCTTTGTTGGTGATGCTAATAGCTACACCCACGCAAGAACTAGGGTTGGGTCACCAACCGGCGGGGACGGTATTTACGCCTTCTCAGGCTCGGCATCTGACCGAGCCGCAGCCAACGGAACAGAGCAATACCTTGAGGTAAGGTTTTCTGTTGATCCTACTAATGGCGGAGCTAATATCCCATACGCCTACAACAGCGGAGCAACAGACGGTAACCGCATAGAATGGCAAAGCACTGATCTAGTAGAGACTGACTTAGCCATTGGGTATGGCGGCTGTTGGATGTACATTATCGGTAAGAAGCACACCACCTAAGGGGCGGCTATGGCTACCACGAAAAAGAGCATTGTCCCCGGACAGGGGATCGTCCAAACCGACCGGAAGGACCTTAAGACCTATAAGGCCAAGAAGGTTGACCCTCTACAGACGGCAGGGCCGTGGAAAGGTAAGCTCTTAACGTCTGAAACTCCCGGCGCTAAGGCTCGCTCAGACGCCGCAGCAAAGCTCAAGGCAGGCGCGGCAGGTGCGGTCAGCCCAGAAGAGATGCAACGCGGGGCAGACGCAGCGGGACGAAGAAGCGACCTAACACGCCTGCTAGACGAGGCCCCAGGGGCTGCAAGGCGGGAGGCCGCCAGGGGCGCTGCCCTTAACATCCGTGGAGGAGGCCGTGGGCTAGGGCGGTCAGCGGCCATGAGGGGCGCGGGCATTGGCGGTGAGATGGCGGCTGTTAGCGCAGGCCTTGAGGCCACCCAAGCCAAGCAGGACATCGCTAAGCAGGCGGCAGAGAAGAAGACCGCTGCGTTCCAAGAGATTCAGGACATGAAGGCCAAGGGCGTCTACGACAAGCAGAGTGTGCTCGATATGATGGGCCGCTATGGCGATGACGCAGAGATGGTTAAGTACATTACAGATCTCGCAGAAAAAGCCCCAAGCAAGTCTCAGTCAGCCAAAGACAAAGACAGGACCCTGGGTGACGACCTTAAAGACGCCGTCAGGTACTTAGGTTTTTAAGCCCTTTAGGAGTGAAGTATGGCTAGGATCCTACCGGGTTCTCTAGGAAAGACATTCTCAGGCGTTGCCCAGGCACAAAGGCTTGCCAACCAAAGGGTTGAGTATGCAGAGCCAAGAGAAACTCCCCATGGCTTCGATGCCCTGTCTGAGACTCTTGAGCATCCCCTCACCGGCATGGCCACAGGCGCAGTGTCTAGGATCCGAGATGAGATCAAGTACAAGAATGCCGTTGACGCTGAGAAGGAACGAGTAGACAAAGCTAACGCTGCCAGAGACCAAGCCATGGCAGGAGCACAAGAGCTAGCAGCTAGACGTCAAGCACTTGAGCAACAGATACAAGACCCGTCTATCCAAGAGGCAATTCGTAGGTCTCAAGCCTTTGAAGCCAACAAGCCAGGACCCGTAGACCTTGGATACGCAGGGTTCCAGCAAACAGGCACGACAGGCATGGGCGTGCCCACCGGCCAGACAATGGGCGCTGTAGGCCAGCCAATGCCCCCAAGCTACGCTGACTACTCCCATGACCAACTCCTACAGATGGGCCAAGACCAGCAAGGACTAGACGCCCTAAGGCAGCAAGAAGCCGCAGCCATGCAGGCAGTTGGAGAGCAGGCCCAGCAACGGTTTATCCCGCGCACAGTGGCCGAGTTCCAGATGGCCATAGCCAACGAGCCAGACCCACAGCGCAGACAAGAACTGCTAATCGAGTCCTCTCGTGCCGTAGATGTTCAGCCTGAAGGCGTTGATGCCGCCATTAGAGGAACCGCTGGCAGGAAGATCCAAAAGGGCCTAAGAGAGGCTGACCTTGCTTCACAGAAGAAGGGCTTTGAGCAAGCCAA